ATCGTTTACAACGTCCAGAGTACATTGGTGGAGGTTCTACTTATGTTAATATCAATCCGATTGCTCAGACTTCTGCAACGTCAGTTACTGGTTCTGCTACTCCGCAAGGTAACCTTGCTGCTATGGGTACTGCATTGGCTCAGGGACACGGTTTTACGTATGCTGCTCAAGAACATGGATACATAATTGGATTGGTTTCAGTTCGTGCTGACCTCACATATCAACAGGGTCTTCCTAAGATGTGGTCTAGGTCTACACGATATGATTTTTATTTTCCAGTATTTGCCACTTTGGGTGAGCAAGCTATTTTGAACAAAGAGATTTATGTTCAAGGTACTGCGGATGATAATAATGTTTTTGGTTATCAAGAGCGTTGGGCTGAGTACCGTTATAAACCTTCACAAATTACAAGTTTGATGAAGTCTACAAGTGCGGGTACTATTGATGCTTGGCATTATGCCCAGCGATTTACTACTTTGCCTACGTTGAATTCAACGTTTATTCAAGAAACGCCACCTGTTGCCAGAACGACAGCTGTTGGTGCTGCGGCTAATGGCCAACAGTTTTTGATGGATGCGTTTTTTGATTGTAAGATGGCTAGACCTATGCCGATGTATAGTGTGCCTGGTCTTATTGATCATTTCTAATGTTTTATATACCTGGACTACTCTGAAAAGAGTAGTCAGGAAACAACCGAAGGGCGTTAGTTATGTTTGGAGATATTATTGGTTCAGCTGTAAGTTGGTTTAATGCTGAGCAGAACCGTGATGCGGCTGCTCATGCTCAGAATCAATCTGAAGCATTTAGTGAGCGGATGAGCAATACTGCTTATCAGCGTATGGTTCAGGATTTGAATACAGCTGGTTTATCTCCTATGCTTGCATATTCTAAGGGCGGTGCATCTTCCCCTACTGGATCGCCCGTTACTGGGACTTCAAGCGTTGAAACTCCTAAGTTTGGCGAAACAGCCAATCGTATGAGTCAGAACGACTTGATTAAAGCCCAGGTTGATGTGGCTAAGGCTCAAGAGCAGCTTAATATATCTAGCGCTCAGAAGATTGCTGAAGAAGCTAAGTTAGCTGCGCAAAAGGTTTTACAAGAGCCTGCCCGTTTTTATTTGGAACAAGCAGCGCTTGGTTCTCAGATTAACTCCACTACCGCTAGTGCTAACCAGCAAACGGCATTAGAATTACTAACACGTCAGGGCAAAGCGCCAGCGCCTGACACAAATATTGTTCGTAATATTAAAGATGCCGTGAATTTAGGCGGTAAAGGAGTTACTGATGCCAAGTCTGCCTTGGATAATTTTATTGGTCGTACTTATAAGTCTATAAGGGGTATTAAATGAGTAAAGGTAATCTACCGTTTGTACGTAATCCGTACAATTATGATATGGCTCTTGTTTCACAAGAGACTGGTCTTGAGTGTCAAGACCCGAGTTTAGCGCAACAACATATGCGCGATGAATGTGACATTAATGTCATCATTGAACGATTTGGCGTTACTGGGCATTTGCCCCAGGCGCCTGTATCGCCACAATATGGCGATTTTAGCGGTGTAACCGACTATCATAGTGCGTTGAATAAGATTAACGCAACTATGGATGATTTTATGGCTTTGCCAGCGCAATTGCGCGTTAGGTTTGACCATGATCCTGTCAAACTATTGGAGTTTCTTGAGAACGACCAGAATCGCGATGAAGCGATTCAATTGGGTCTTATTAATGGTCAACCGGTGGTTGAACCTATTGTTTTTTCAGAAACACCTAAGGCTGCTGAGTAAAACGAAGCAGCCAGCACAGTTACTTTACTTGATGTAACTGTGCTAGGTGACACCAAACCACTAACTTTACTACGGAGTTATCATGCTAAAGAGAAAATCTGTAAACAAATATAAGTCTGCAAAGTCATTTCGCAGACAAGCTAGTAAGACAAAGTCTTTAAATATGAGACACGCACCAATGCGTGGCGGTTATCGCTTGTAATGGCCTGTTATAAGCCCTTAACGGCTTATCAATGCAGTGACAGGTCTATAATTTGGCGGGAAATACCAGGGGCGGATGTAGTTCGCACCCTTTCATTGCCGTGTGGTCAGTGTGTTGGTTGTCGCCTTGAACGCTCACGTCAGTGGGCGATTCGTTGTATGCATGAGGCACAAATGCATACGAGTAATTGTTTTATTACGTTGACATATGCTCCAGAGCATTGTCCTAAGGATATGTCATTGGATTACAATGACTATCAGCTTTTTATGAAGCGGTTGCGTAAGCGTTTTACTGGAAAAACGATACGCTTTTATATGGCAGGTGAATATGGTGAATCTTTTGATCGTCCTCATTTCCATGCTTGTTTGTTTGGCATTGATTTTTCGGATAAGAAAGTATTTAAGAGAACGCAGACTGGCTCTATCCTCTATACGTCAGAGATTTTGGAAGAATTGTGGCCTTTTGGCTATTCTACAATTGGTGATGTTAACTTTGAGTCTGCTGCTTATGTTGCAAGATATATTATGAAGAAGATTAATGGGGTTACTGTCAATGAAAACCACGAAGTGGTTGATGCGGGTGCCCATTATCAGTATTGTGATTTAGAGACTGGAGAGTTAATTCAGCGTAAGCCTGAGTTTAACAAGATGTCTCTTAAGCCTGGTATTGGACAGGCTTGGTTGGATAAGTTCATGTCAGATGTGTATACAAATGACCATGTTGTGGTGCGTGGCAGAAAGTGCCGTCCACCACGTTTTTATGATAATAAGTTTAAGTTGAAGTTTCCGGATCAGTTTGATATGATTCAGTTTGCCAGAGAGATGGATGGTCGCTCTCGGCATGAAGATAACACGCTTGAGCGTCTTGCCGTTAAGGAAAAAGTCGCGTTGGCTAAGTTATCGTTATTAAAACGAACTATTTAGGAGTTTTTATGAAGATGGTAATTGTTTCTATTAAAGATACAGCTGCAGACGCATTTGGTCGTCCAGCGTATGTTGCATCTGAAGGTGTTGCCGTAAGGCAGTTTCAGGATGAGGTTAACCGCAGTAGCGAGGATAACCAGTTATATAAGCATCCTGATGATTTTCATTTGTATTATTTAGGGTTGTTTGATGATTCTATAGGTAAGTTTGAACTACTGGAAACCCCTAAGTTGTTAGCTCGTGCTAAAGAGGTTATGATTCGCGAAAGCGAGTAAGGTTTTTTATTAACCGAGCCAGGCTTGTCCTGGTTCGGAATTTCGGGAGATTGTTATGCATCGCAATAAGTCAGTAAGTACGCATTCGTTTGCTATGGTTCCTAAAGCGGATATACCCCGTTCTAGTTTTGATACTCAATATGCACATAAAACCACGTTTGATGCTGGTTATTTAGTTCCTATTTATTGTGATGAAGTGCTCCCAGGGGACACTCATCGTGTAAAGATGACTGCATTTGCACGTTTGGCCACACCATTATTTCCTGTGATGGATAATTTGCATCTTGACACATTTTTCTTTTTTGTACCAAACAGATTAGTTTGGAATAATTGGGTTAAGTTTATGGGTGAGCAGACGAACCCAGGTGATTCCATTTCTTATGTTGTACCAACTATAACATCCACAGCTGGTGGATATGGTGTAGGTACTTTATTTGATCACTTTGGTTTACCAACAGCTGGTCAAATTACAGGTTCTAATACAGTAACGCACAATGCTTTGCCATTACGTGCTTACAATCTTATTTACAATGAATGGTTTAGAGATGAGAATTTGCAAAATTCTTTAACCGTTCATAAAGGGGATTCAGGGGATGTTCCCGCTGATTATGCTTTACGTAGACGTGGTAAGCGTAAAGATTATTTTACAGGTGCTTTGCCTTGGCCACAGAAAGGCGATTCAGTATCTATTCCATTAGGTACAAATGCACCTATTTATATGGATAATGCTATTTCAGGTGTTGTGGTTCCTACGATTAATAACAATGCTGGTGCAAAGCGACAGCTACGTTATTATGGTCCTTCTACCGGTGATGATACTGTTTTTACAGATAATTCTACTTTAACTACACCTAATAGCCCTTTGTATGCTGATTTAAGTGATGCTACAGCTGCTACGATCAATCAGCTACGTCAGTCATTTCAGATTCAGAAATTGCTTGAGCGCGATGCGCGAGGTGGTACACGTTATACAGAATTGTTACGTGCTCATTTTGGTGTAACTCCACAAGACTATCGTTTACAACGTCCAGAGTACATTGGTGGAGGTTCTACTTATGTTAATATCAATCCGATTGCTCAGACTTCTGCAACGTCAGTTACTGGTTCTGCTACTCCGCAAGGTAACCTTGCTGC